CGTCAAGATAATAAGCCAAAGTCAAAGTCTGACTGCTCGCACCGTCGAGAGCAGAAAGCACCTTCATCTCATGCCACCATTCAACAGTCGTTCTTTGTGCTGTCGAAAAACGAAGGCTATACAAGGAAACCTCGCTCGTGTCTATCGTCTTTGATTCTGCATTAACGAAAGTATAATAGGTGAGCTCATTGGATTTATTTTGCTCGGAAGCGGCCGCGATAGCCTTATCCGTGAGCGACGATACACCTGCGGCAGCAGGGTTCTCTCCGTAGCCTTCGATGATCGTGCTGTCGACCTTGTAAGTGATCGACATGATACACCCGATAGCGCCCTGACCTATTCCACCCGTGAACGTGATGACATCGCCCAGGTCGAGCGACGGATCAGGAAGGATGGAAACGGCGAACGGTGTCGCGTCAAACGGCTCGATAGCGTCAATGATAGCCTGCCTTCGCGCGGCTACGACAGAGTCGATGCCGTACTGTAAGAACGGATTGCCGCCGATATCCATAATGAGACCGTTCGGATTGCCGTTGACATAGACGGAGACGGTATTATCTTCCATATTCGTGACATTGAGCTGTGTATAAAAGCTTGTGTAGTCACGGAACGATGTCGAGTATCTCAAAGTCGCAGGAATGGTCCTGACGCTCGTACTCGTATCCGGCAAAGGCCTTATAACCAGCTTGCCGTCTCTGGTAGCTGTGGCATAAGAGGCGCACACGATACAAAGCTGTGACAAGAGATCTCTGAAGGTCTCCATCGGGCTGCCCGGATAGATGCTTAATATCTGGTCGCTGTTCACGAGCACCGCTATGTCTTCGGCAGTCATGTCAAAGACTACATCGCACTCCTGCGCTATCAGCGCGAGAAAGTCGCCTATCGTGCCCGTAGTGGTGTCAAAGGTCAACGCCTTGTCGAGTTCGCCCATGACATCGTAAGCGACTATTTGGAGCCCTGCATCGACCCAGTTTGCGTCTGCAATCGTATAGACACCCATCGGGATATACTCGAACGCACCTCCGGCAAGCTCGACTCCTATGGATGCCGCGATCGTCTTACCTTTCCATGAGCCGCGTATATTGAGCGACTCCGCAAAGGCTTTAGTGAATGTGAGGTCAAGCTCTCCGACATAGACACCGCCGAGCTGGATGGCTGTCGCCGGGCAAAACTGGTTTTTGACGACAAAGGTATTTTTTATTACGTCTCCGCCGTCAAAGCTATGCCCGTTCACCGTGCCTGTCAGCTTGTGCGCCCTGGCATTCTTTGTGACGGCGATCTTGTAGTCGTTGCTTGTAGGATACATATCAAGTCTCCAGATCGTTCAATTTGAAAGAAACCTTATAAAAGCGGTCTGTTGGTGTTTCCACCAACAGATCAGCAGAGTAGTTGCTCATAAAGCAGGCCCATGTGATCTCCTGAGCCGTTTCCTCGTCCCATCGCTTACATGAGATACTTGACGCTCTGTTAAACGCGTCCAGCTTTGCCTTTTCTGCTCCGTCGCACTTATACGAAACCGATAACGAAGGAATTCCCGTTCTCGTGACCGCACGGAGCGTGGTTCCTGCTTCGGAAGTGCTCAATGAGTCGACCGCGGAAAAGCTCTCGGTGTACTTATCATCCGTGAGCTCCAGAGTGTGATTGTTTATCTTTAATGTGATGACTCCCATGATTAACCTCCGCGTCTGTAAATGCTCATCTGCTCGGACCGCACGAGGATCGTGTCAAGCTGCTGCTGTCCGATGTAGACAGGAATGACGATGTTACCGCCGTTTACATCACCTTCGGGAGAATACTCGGATACAGAACCAGCCTCCGCCATGATAGGCATCGACAGACTTCTGTTGAGTGTAGCTTCGAATCCCGGCGCTCCTTCTTCAACGCCCTGCTCAAGTAAGTCATACATATCAGGCATGAAGGTGTGGAAATTAGAGAGCGGTCCGCGTTCGGGCTCCGAGAATCCTATGAAGTCGCGGATTGACTGAGCTACCGAACTGACGGCATCCTCTACATATCCGATACCGCCGAGGATACCGTCGACAAGGTTCTGGATGAGATCAGCGCCCCATTGAAGCGCCGTAGCTCCTACCTCGGGCGCTCTTTCAACAAGATATTCGATCAAATTCTCAACTACTTCAGACGCGCCGCCTATAAGCTCAGGAAGCGCCGCAACAATACCCTCAGCCAGAGCTATGACAAGCTGAATAGACGCAAGGACCAATTGCTGAAGTGTGTCGGGTTCTGTCAGAGCCTCACATATCTGGGTTACGGCTGAAACCGCAGCAGGAATGAGTTCCGGGAGCGCGGCAACGATGCCATTGACCACCGCGAGAAGGATCTGAATGCCTGCTTCGATGATGAGCGGAAGATTCTCGACTACGAACATGGCCAGGTCAACGATCAAGTCAGCCGCCACGGGAGCCAGTTCAGGAAGCACCTGAATAATACCCTGTCCGATCGCTCTTAATATCTCGCCTGCGCCTTCCAGAAGGATTGGAAGATTCGCGATCAAAGCCTGCGCTAATGTGCTGATGAGTGTTACACCGACTTCGACGAGTGTGGGGAGATAAGTCTGAACCATGCTCGTCAACTGTGGAGCAAGTGTGTTGATGACTTCTCCCATCTGCCCGATGTCGCCATTCGCGGCAAGGATGCCATTCGTGAACTGTCCGAGTAAGTCGACCCCGGATGTTCCCATCTCTGTTAAGACAGGAAGCAAGATAGTTCCGAGCGCGTTCTGCGCTGCCTGCATACCCGAGTCGAGCTGATGAGTGACATCGTCAAATGCGCCGAACGCGTCGAGTGTCTCTCCGTCAAGGATTGCGCCCGCGTCTCTGGCCTGCTGTGCGTACTCTTCCATTCCGTCAGACCCGACAGCGATGAGGCTGTTCAAATCCTGAGCAGAACGACCGAAGATCTGCATCGACAGCGCGTCTCTCTGTGTGTAGTCGTCAACGTTCCCGAGAGCATCAATCAATTCCCAGTAAACCGTCTGTGAGTCTCTTAAGTTCCCGTCCTGATCGGTTACGGCTACACCTAATGCAGCATAAGCCTCTGCGACTGCGCCCGTGCCATCAGCGGCACTGTTCATGCTCCTGACATTACGCGCCATGGAACTGGTAAGAGTAGAGGTCGACACATCGACAAGCTCCGCTGCATACATATAAGCCTGAAGCTCATCGGCTGCGATGTGAGTATTGGTGCTCATCGTCAGAACTTCATCTGCATAAGCTCCACCGCCGGCTGTGAAGTTAGCCAGGGCTGTGGCACCATCAGCAAGTCCGCTCGCTATCTGTGAGCCGATTGACAGAGCGATCGAGCCGGCAGAAGCCAACGCACCTGCAAAGCCCTCCCCGAAAGAGGAACCGCCGGACGAGCCCTGTTCCGAGAAGTCAACACCTGACAGCTCTTCCGCTATGGTCTGCTGTGCTCCTTCCATAGATGGAACGATCGTCACATAGGCTCTTGCCAGTTCTATGTTCGGCATATCAGCTCTCCTTCCTACGATAGTTCTTGATCCACTCCCTCAATTTGTTCTTCGGGAGTGCGCCTTTTCCGAACTTCTTCTCTTTGGTTTTCTTGAGCCACGATCTCGGATAAGGCTTGGCTTTAGAAGGTTTCTTGTGCGAGAAACCTCCGACCATGTTTGAATTGATCTGAGCGAGCAGATCGTAAATATCTGCAAGGATCAGATTCGTCTTGAGTGTTGAAGTCCACTCAGCCAGATCGGGATGAGTCGACCGCCACAAGGCAGAGTCAAAACTCTGATTTTTTAAGAAAGAAGAGAAGGCTCCCATCGACAGGGAGCCTCCTACATCTTCCAACTCGACTCCGGCTGAGGTAATCAAGTCTGCTTCAATCGCCTCTTTGTGTTCGCTTATGAACTCGCAGAGGCTTGCGATTCCCCCAGGGATATACCCTGGGCTTTGATGGCTGTCATCTGCCACGCGTTAAACAGCGAAGACAGATCGTCAACAGACCATTCTCTCATTCCGAGCTTTTCCATCTGCTCGGCAGGTATTACGAGTGCGAACAATTCAATCAGCTCGTTAAAGATCTTCGTGTTGGTCTCGAATTTTATGACCATGTCCGTTTCTGTCTTAAATGCTTGCGACAACTTCGTGATCTCTGCCAGCTTGTCATATAAGCCGACAGGCATCGTCGCCCCGATCGGGAGCATTATGATCTCCCCGTCAATATCCACGTTGAAATAAACCTTCTTGTTCTTCTGGAACTTGAATACCTCAGCCATGTGTCTCTCCTTTTCTTATTAAACTGTCTGTCCGTCGTCGCAGATGAGTTTCCAGGTGCCCTGAATAGTGACATCCCACTCGATCGCTTCGTCGTTCTTGAATGCTACATCTGCAAGTTCGCTCACAAGTCCGTTGGATGTTCCGAGGATCTTCATGTCGTCGCCGTCCTTCATCACGAAGAGGAACGCAGCAGGCGCAGGCTTGGAATCCATGTCAATGGAAATGAGCTTGCCGTGATCTGTTGTCGCAGGTGTAACGATGACATTGTCCTCGCCAAAGACAGTCTTGAGAGAAGCCTCTGTCGTATCCATGACCTTCGCCTGGATGGTCGCGGGATCTGCACCGGGGATAACTCTCTTAGGCTGACCGGCCCAGTTCTTCAGCGTGTCTGAATCTCTGGGAGTGAACGTGATGCCGTCTGCGTCAACATCACCAACTTCAGTCCATGCAGCAGCGAGCTCTTCGCCGGGATATGTCGGAAGAGCTGTGCCAGCAGGGGCTGTGTAAAACATGCCGGTAGCATTACCGCCACCGAGCTGAACTTCATTAGAAGCCATGTCTTTTACCTCCTGTTAATTGTGATTTTTTCTTGATGTGCTACTATTCGCAGCCTGGCCGAGCACATAGCCAGATCAGGACGCGCGGGATCAGAACCCCACGAGCCCGCTGCATTTACTTCGACATATCTGAGTTCTGTCGTCTGCTCTTTTGCGATCTGCTTGAGCACGCCGATCGCGTTCCTGAGAAGCTCGTCCGCATCCGCTGCGCTCTTCGCTCTGGAGTCGAGCACCACATCGAACGTGTCGATCGTGCTCTTATCTGTTCCGCCCACTCTTGAAACCTCAAGAGACGGGACTGTGAACTTCTCGGGGAGCGGTCTGCAATAGATCTGAAAGTAATCAGTCAGAGCCATGCGAACGACATTTTCGATGTCAATACTTCTTAATATCTCCATATCACTGCACCGCCTGACTTAAAACTTTGTCTTCTGCCTCTGCCTGAGCACTCGCATCGTCTGTGGTACCCGCAAAAGCGATGTATCGCGTTCCTGCCTTGAGACTGTGCGCTTCAAAGCTATCGAGACCACTTGCGCTGTTCGCTCGCTCAGCGATCTGCTGCGCATGTTCCAGGACTAACTGCTCCACCTCGGGAGAATTGAGGAGCTCACGGAAGCCGTCAGAGTTGAACTCGAGTCTTACCGCCATATATCAACCCTCCCATCTGATGAGGTTGAGCTGGATATGTGAACGGGTGAACGGTGCCGCCCACACTCTCGGCTCGCCCTGGATCTCGTAGGTGTTGCCTTCAAAGACGATGTGATCTCCTGCACGGACATCCGTTCCTTCGGGAAGGTATGCGGTCCAACCGTCTGACATCCCGAGGACTCTTCCGTCGAGTGACAGTGATGTGGAAGCTGGCTGAACCGAACAGCCTGTCACCGTCGTCTCCTTTGTGGGATGTTCCCAGTCTGGCACGATAGATCCACGCTCGTCTTTCGTTCCTGGCTTGATGATAGTGATCGTCTGATTCGCAAATGAGGGAAGCATCAGAACACCCCCTTCACCTTATAAACATTCAAGACTTCTTTCGTATCATCAGGAAGAGCAGTCGACCTCGATGAGCTCGACCAAGAACCGTTATAAGTGACCGACACACCGCCTGCGCTCTCGGATGTGACTCCGTAAGAACTTGTCACGGCATGTGTGATCCTGTTTGAAACGAGCTCTTTAAGAACAGACATCTGCTCATCAGGAAGACCTGCATCGAACACAATACGGATTCTCGACCTTCTATCGAGGCATCCTGCATCGTAGATCCTGAGCAGGCCAGATGCATCGAGATCGAAGTCCGTCGTCTCATCTCCGCCCCACGTGCCGTCTTCCTGCTTTGCATTCAGAAGAACAGAACTGACAGCCGTGACAAACGTAGACGGGAGCTGAATAAGAAGATCAGATCCGACAAAGCTGTCGCGCAGGTCGTACACACGATAGACCATCTCACAGGACAAGTTCGGATAAATGTGCCACCCGCAATAGTTCTGAATGGAACGAGATGCGGACGGGATATTCGCTTCGATCCTTGCGTCGCCGTGGAACTTGCTGTTCGTGTACGAGTCGAATTCGTCCGAGGTGATAAAGTTCGGAAGGCTATCTGTGTTGAGAATCTTATATCCCCACGGTGTCAACAAATCGCTCATTTATTAGCACCTGCCTTCTTTGCCTTATTCGCAGGCTTCTTGATAGCCTTTTTCTCAATAGGTTCATCCTTTACAGGCTCGGCCTTCTCGGTCTTGCCTACGAGGACAGCACCTTCAGGAGCCTGACCTTCGGGATATCTTCTCATGAATCCGTTCACGATATAGTTCTTCATCATGGCCGTGTTCCTCCTTCCTTAAGAAATAAGGGAAGGCCGTTCCCGACCTTCCCTTTTACGATTACGCCTTAGCAGCAACAGCGCATACACCGTTGAGATCAACGACCGCAGCAGCGAGTCTCTCTTCTCCAACGAGTGTGACTCTGTTGTAGATAGCATCATCCTCGTTCTGCTCGTAGAGCTTAACTGCAATACCGCTCTTCTTCCAAACCTTGACAGCCTCGCGAGCAGCTACAAGAGCCTCACCTGCTGTGATTGTAGAAGATGTGAATACGGGAACACCCCAGATGGATGTAGGCATAGCATAAGCGCCATTACCATAAGCACCTGTGAAGTAACCGCCACCGATATACTGCTTGTTAGCATCCTTAGCGCTCAGAAGAGCGTAGAGGTCCGCAGGGTTGAGGATAACGACAGAAGCGTCGTAAGCGGAAGCAGCCTTGATATCAAGGATAGCCTTGAGGATACCGTCAGCAAATGTCTCGTTATTCGCTGTGTCATACTCTGCCGAGAGGATGCCAGATGTGCCGGAGATAGCTCCAACGATAGTAGCATCCTCGATCTTGCCGATCTGATAGATCAAGCTGTTCTGTACCTCTGTCGCAAGGAACGAAGCATCGTCAAGGATCTCGTCTGTCTCCTTGATGTATGCAGCGATCTTGGAAAGAGGAAGTGTGGTAGGATCGAAAGATGTGCTGTTCTGAGGCTTCTTTGCGCCCTGAGCTGTGACAGCAGGGACACCCTCATAAGCACCCTGCAGGAAGTATGTGATCGCATTTCCGCTGATCGTAGCGTTCGAGAAG